TCGAGCGCGTTCACGGCAGAACCGACCGCTGCGGATACGTTCGTCATCATCAACCAGTAGGGGGAGAGTATGGCTATCGTCAGCGGGGATCTGAAACTCTACCTGACTGGAGGGGCGTCCAACGCGGATACTACGCTGTCGCTTGGCGGGGTTACTTCGAGCGTACAATTTACCGATAACACACTCGACAAGCTGTTCGCCAGCGTCGGCCCTGCGGACGCGCTTGCGGGTGCGGTTCACTATAGGGCTTTGACGTTCAAAAACACGTCTGCGTTGACTGCCTACGCTGCAACCGTACATATCAGCCAGGAAACGACCTCCGTTGGAACGACCGTTGCGATCGCCTACGATTCCACCGGTACGCAGAGTGTCGTCGATGAGGATACGGCTCCGATAGGGTTATCGTTCACCACGCCCCTATCGCTGGCGACGGCGATCGCGCTTGGAGACGTTGCTGCCGCTGCGGTGCGAAGGATCTGGTTTAGAAGGACGGTCACGGCGGGATCGGCGGCAGCAACGGCAGACACGGGTAAGGTCACTTTGACCGTTGGCTCGGCTCCGTAGTGTCCTATTATCTTCTCGCAAGGGGAGATGGGAGCACTCCGGAGCAGTACGCAATCAGCCGGGAGTTTACCTATTCGTGGGGCATCTATACCGCAGTTACGGCAGAATTCACCTACCTTTGGGATATACTCGTTGGAATTCAAGCGCAATTCACCTATAAATGGAATATCTATACCTATAAATCAAGGGAATTTACCTTCAAGTGGAACATTGGTTATTACATACAGCGTGAGTTTACCTACCTTTGGAATCTGTACGAAACCGGCGTAGGCGTTGTCGGAAAGGTTAAGTACAGTTTCCGCACGAACGCCGTTGTAAACAGGTTCCACCGGATGTTCCGTAATGGCTGAGATCACCGTATCCCTGCTCACTCCCATCAGCATCCGCTTGTCTTGGAGCGGATCCGGCGACTTCGAGGTTTGGTGGAAATCCGATCATCCGGCCGGCCAGGAATATGCTCCCCTCGCAACCGTCACCGGAACGAGTTATGACGTTGGATCCCTTTCGTGGACAATGACCTATTATTTCAAGGTGCGTCAGGTAGGGGGCGCCTTCGGTGCGGTGGTAGAGGTATTCGTATGTTGTGGGCAAGCGGTGGTCACGGGACAATCTCCACCGGCTCCTCCGACATATTACCCTCCGGATTTCCCTCCGACAGTTCACGCTTTGGATTACTGGCAGCAATCCGCAGATCCTTATGGTGATAAAATCGCACTTACCTTTATATCAAACGATAGATATTACTTATATATATTTCTTTACGAAGATGGAGAGTGGAAATATATCGGCAGGAAATTCCACGATGAGAGTGGCCATCCATACGATCCAGCCTGGTATCAAACCTATACGGGCCATTACCCTCCCGCGATTAGAATGGTAGGAGATAAAATAGCCGTTTTCAGCACTCTTGAATTTGATGGTTGGTATGGATGGTATCAATTTTCCCTCCGGAGCGGTACTTTCGACGATTACTATGCCGGTGGGGATATAACCTCTTACAATACTGGCCCGAACCCCTGGACGAATTATTATGACACGGATTATTTCAGGGAGCGATGGTTACAGTCCAAGTCGGTCCCTTATTCGATGGAAATGAACGAGAATGGCAGAGTCGTAACCATGCAAGCATACATTGATTATTCGTGGGCCGGTTACGATTATGTGCTTGATGACTGGCCTTATAAACTAACATTGAGGGTATCGAATGATTTTGGCAACTCGTTTTGCGATGAGATATTGATATATTATTCGGTATTTTATACTTGGGATAATCCTTTCGGCGCTACGATGACAGAGGATGGGAATGGTGTAATTTGGATTGCATTACAACTTACTGATGATGCTCAGGGGAGAGTCCCTGAATTTCTTTATAGAGCTCTAAACATTAAAGCTATGTATAAGATATACAAGTACGAAAACGGAGTGGTTTCTTTTGTCCGGAACATCACTACTGAATTAGAGAATACCTGGGGTCAGAATTCACCGTTCTACCAAATATCGTGGGATTATAGCGCGGCGAATTGTTTGTTATACGCGGAAGGGTCAATGATTGTTGCTTGTTATACCCACGATTATACTCAAGTTCAGATACAAGCACTTGGATGCGATTACGGATATTGGGCGAAATATCAGACTCACGTGGCTCTTGGTGCCACTTGCACGGTTTACGTTGACGTAAGCAACGACGGGGGTGGCAGTTGGGTTAAGAAACAAGTGTCCTTTGGGGAGACGATTTACGTTCATCCGGAGTACGACGAGACGATTCCGGCGATGTGCATAGCGAACGGGAACATTATCGTTTACCTATTGGTGGGGAACGGAACGGAAGATCCGGAGGTATCGGTCGGAAGGAGGATCGTTCGGAGTACGGATAACGGAGATACATGGAGCGTGGTTTACGATTTCACTGGGATCCCCGCCTTCCGGCTGCCGTGGATTGCAACGATTCGGGCAGACGGGAATCATGTGGTAATGACCGGCTGCATCTTCTCAAAAACCGATTATCTTGGGGAGCCACCTTTGGCGATATGGCAATCACTCGATGCGGGTGCTACTTGGGCTGTGATTGAAGTGATCCCAACACCACAACCGTTGATCTTGGCACCGGCCTGATGGACAACATAACGAAATCCCCGATTGAAAAGTTCCCGATCTATTTCAATTTCTCGAGCGATATGATCGTGGGGGAAACGATCTCCACGAAAACGCTTACCTGTGTCAATTCGGCCACGGGAGTGACGAGTAAGGCTACAATCGTTGATAGCGAAACGATCGCTTCTCCTGATGTGAAAGTGGTGGTGAAGGCCGGTACGGAGGACGATGAGCACTCTCTCCAATGTGTCGTGGTGACGAGCAACGGGAACACCTATCAACGGGATCTCCTCCTGTACGTTCGTTCCTTGGTGGATGATTCCTTCACGAAACAACCGGCCGATGCCTTCTTGTTCGATGTGGACTTCACGCGCCGGCTCGAAAGCGGGGATACGGTTGCTTCCGCAGCGGTGTCGGCCATCAAGGAATCGGATGGTTCCGCAGCAAGTGTATACAACACCGCATCGGTGGTCTCCCCGAAGATCGGGGTGCCTGTATATGGGGGTATAAATGGTTATACCTATAGATTCGGCGTCAGGGGCACGACGAACATGGGATATATCTATGAAAAGTTTATTCGCATGAACGTGCAGGAGTATTGAAATGCCGAAGCCCATAATCCCACCGGGGGAACCGGAGAAGCCGAAGGACCCGAAACAGGATAAACGGTATCTGGTGGGATCATGTTTCAAGGCGCTATATGAACCAAAAGCAATTCCGGCGCTTCTGGATACGCCAGAGAAAGCGTTGGCTGCAAGGGAGATCCACAAACGAATGATTTCGGATTATAGGAAGAAGCGGAATGCGGATCCTCGGAACAAGAACGCGAAACAGGTGAAAAACAATGCCGGTTAAAACCTTCTCCTTCGATGATGCTGAAAAAGGCATCGCCACGGAATTTCCTTCTACGAAGGTTGCATGGGCGACCGGAAACAACGTGCGGATAACGACAGGATTCGTCTCCAAGACGCTCGGGAAGGCCCTCATCGCTTCCCTGCCAAGCACTCCCGCAGCTCGGGCCATGTTCACGTTCGTTGGAACGGATGGCGCTGTCAGGACGATCGTTTGCTGCGATGCGAAGGTGTTCGCCTACGACTCCACCTTCGGATCCTATACAGACATCACACCGGCGTCGCCTCCCACCGGCGGGGCGACGGACGTGTGGCAGTTCGCGCTTGTATCAGGGTTGCCGATCCTGTCGAACGGGAAAGCAGGTACCGATCGAATGTGGATCTGGTCATCCTATGCCGGCATTATGACATTGATGTACGACACGGCGGTTGACGGGATTGCTCCGATTTGGGCGAAGAACATCTCGAGCTGTATGCACCGGCTTGTGGTGTCGAATCTGAACATCTATTACCCGGCCGGGACAACGTACACGCATACCGGACGGGTCTACTGGACAGAGCCCGGGAACCCCGTGAATTGGATCCTCGACACCACCAACAAGGCCGGCTACCAGGATCTTGTTTTCTATCAGGACGGCGTTGCCGCTCACGCCAATATCAAGGCGCAGATTACCCGGGGGCATGAGGTATTCTTTTTCGCGGAACGGGGATTGTGGAAATGCGACTTCGCCGCGGCCATGAGGAATTTCATCATCGTCAACCCGAAAACGGAGATCCTGTCTCGCAGGGCCTTGTGCAAGAAAGAGGAAACGATCTACTTCATCGGGAAGAACGACCTGTACTGGACGGGAGGTGGGGATCCCACGGCCTTCGGATTGCCAATTCGCACGGAGTTATTCGACAATCTGGCCGCCAGTTACCTTCACACGGCTTTCGTATTCGCGCCCTATCTTACCGACGAAGTATGGTTCTGCGTGGCGACCGGGACCAGCACGACTCCCAACAAGGCTTTCGTCTACAACACCGAAACAAAATCTTTTACGATCCATGACGTTGACTTCTCCTGCCACGCGGAAGCTCTGCATACCGCGATCCCCTATGACGTTGTGGGAAACGCCTCGGGGCAGATCCTACGGCTGGACAGCGGTTTTAATACGGCCGCGGGGCTGGCGATCGACGGCCGGATCGAGTCCGGAGATATGACGTTCGGCGCCCCGGACCAGATGAAGCGGATCTCGGAAGTGATCCCGGAACTCGCGGTCCAGACCACCGTGAGCGAACTGATGATCCAGGTCGGTTTGCGGAACCGCCTGTCGGACGATATACGATGGTCGGATCCGGTTCCCTTCACGATCGGGGTATCGGAAAAGACGGATTTCAACGGATTCAGGAAGGAAGGGAAATACGTCAGAGTGCGGTTCTATTCCGATCTTGTGACGAGTCCCTGGGCTTTAAGCGGGTACACTATAAAATACGAGGAGGGAGGGACAAGGTGAGTCTACAGGGAATCAGGGAGAATGTAGGTTCAAGGACGGTCGTTGAGGAAAACGGGACGTTCCGGTTGCAGTCGGAGCAGGTTAAAATTCAACTCATCATGGGGTTGATCCCCTGCCAGAATCAGTACATCTTGAACGTGGTGTCTCCCGTCATCATGCCTGGGTTGAGGGAACTGGAAAGGATGGCGATGGAGGAATACACCGCGGGGCAGATAATGAACGACATTCTGTTCGGTGCGAAACAACTCCACATGGCATATCTCGAAAAGTCCGTGTTCGTGCCGGAGGACAAGTATCAGGAACAGTTCATATCGTATATGCAGAATCCGCAAGACAAATTCGTGGGGTTCACCATTATCGAGCCGTTGCGTCATTCGGGATTCCATATCTTCGGACTCTACATCATGCCGGAATATAGAGAAACCAACGTCATCAAATACGGACTTACATACCTCGAAGAACAAGCAAGGAAGATGGGATCT